CTGCCGTGACGGAGGACGGCTCCGTGCTCATCCGGGCAGACAGCGAGGAGTATTCTGCGTTCGAGCTGGCGAAGCACGAGGGGTATCATCTGCTTGCCGAGCGCTGGCCGGAGATGGCGGCGAAGATCCAGAAGCGGCTGCTGGGCGAGGGCAAGATCACAAAGGCAATGATTGAGAGCTATGTGGATGCCTACGCCGGGATCTACGGCGACGACACGGACGCCTACGTCGAGGAGATCGTCGCGGATACCTACGCCGGCATGAACCGAACGGACTACGGCACGAACCAGCTGCGCGCGGACGTGAAGATGGAGGTCGGCCAGTGGCAGAAAAAATCCGGCAGCGCGAGAGCGCCGCCGGTGAAGATGTCGATTGCACAGGATTTTAAAAGCAGAGTGTCAGCATGGTACAAGTCCGGGATGCCGGAGGACATGTCCTTTGTGCTGGGTGAGACCGGCGCGACGCTGCAAGGGCTGGGGGCAATCGAAAACGATATTTATATGAACGGCGAAAAGATCAGCACCATTCTGAAGGAGCATCCTGAAATGACGATCCGCGAGATCCAGCGGATCCCGGAGATTCTGGACGATCCGGTTCTGATTCTGAAAAGCAAAAACAATGCGAGAAGCCAGTACGGAAACAGCCGTCTCGTGATGTTCGGTGCGATAAAGGCGCAGGACGGATGGAACATTATGTGTGTCCTCGATCTGCGGCCAACAGAAAATGGTCTGCTGATTGACGATATGCAGAAGGTATCCAGCGCGTACTCGAAGGACGTGGCACCGGAAAACTTCATAAAGCGGAGTTTCATTCTGTTTGCAGACGAAAAAAGAACCATCCCGCTTCTTCGCGGCATGGGCTTCAAAATGCCCATGTCCCTTCTGCGGAGTGGTTCTATAGGTAGTATATCCTATGAGGGCAAAAGTGTCAACCTGCGCGGAGAAAAATTTTCAGATGTTGTAAGTGTTGGAACTACCGCAGAGACGGCAAAGAGGAAATTCTCTGCCAGCGCGCGGCAGGCGTCGGAGCGGGATAAACAGAACCTTGAGACCGTCTCTGCGATGCTGGACGATGGGAGCGGGCGCGGTGTGTTTAAGGACGCCGTTTTCCTGCGGAATCCGAGGCTCATGCAGAAACTGATTGATGAGCGGGAGAAGACGCAGACAGAAGCGTTCCGGGATTGGTTCGCAGACAGCAAGGCAACGAACACGACAGGCGAGCCACTGCTGGTGTTCCACGGTGCCGGAGCGAAATTTACGAAGTTTGATGTAGGCGGGAAACCAATCTGGTTGACTGCAAACATCAAGTACGCGGAAGAATACTCCACTGCGACGCGCAGCGTTGAGCGAATTCTGCCGGAGGCATCGATCTACGCAGGGAACGTCGATCGTATTATCCCGGCATATATTCGCGTGGAGAATCCGGCGGATATTGGAAACACTGACGGCGGATACAGCGGGAATTATGTGGATCTTGCGAAGCGGCTACAGATCAGACCTAGCGAACTGCAAGCCGTATGGGAACAGGCGGGGAAGCCGGAGCTCATGTGGCAGGTGATCAATACGCCGGGGATGGTAGAGATGCTGAAACGGCATGGATACGACGGGATTCAGGCGGTTGAGAACGGCGTGAAGGCATGGGCCGTGTTTGATTCTGCGCAGGTGAAGTCTGCGGTTGCAAACAACGGAAGTTTCAGCCTAACGAACCCGGATATCCGGTATTCTTCGCAGGACGGGCGGTATCGGGATCTAATGGGGGAGAAGGCGGCACAGTATGTGCGGCGCCTGGAAAGCCGGATGGTAAACGAGCTGGCGGAGAATCTGAGCGTGCCGGGGCAGGCAAAGCGGGACGTGCTGCGGCCAATGGCCGAGGAGGCGCTGCGGACGTTCTTTACGGACGGGCAGCTTGACCGGGCAAAGCTGAATGAACTCTTTGAAACGGCCTATCAGGCGGGCGTGGAAGAGGACCAGCAATATATCGAGCAGTACGGAGATCTGAAATCGCTCATCAAGGGAACAAAGCTGACGCTTTCTGAGTACGATCAGAAAAACATTGCAGACTGGAATTTGTTCCGCAGGGCGGCGTTTGGTACGCTGACGCTTGGGAAAGACGGCAGAGCAGTCGACTCGTTTTATCAGGAATTGCAGGAGATGGCGCCGGAGCTGTTCCCGGCAGACATTACCGCGCCGAGTGATCAGCTGATGCAGATCTATGATGTGGCGCGCGGCATTCAGAAGGTACAGAAGACGCTGGATGAATACTACGGGCCGCAGGCGGCGAGCTTCAAGAAGTGGCAGCAGGCGAATTTTACGGAATCCATCGACCGGCTGACGAGCGGGCTGCGGGTGGCGCAGCGGTATCTGGACGCGCAGAACAAAGCCAAAGAAAAGCTTGCTATTCCACAGACAGCGGAAGAAACGAAGCAGATGTGGGCGCAGCTGAAGGACGCAAGGCGAGTGGTCGAGAAAGCGCAGAGCAAGACGCTGCTGACGGAAGCCGACCAGAAGATCGTGAACCGGCTGCTGCGCGGGGAGACAAGCCCGGATTATGTGGCAGGGCTGGAAAACGGGCAGCAGATCCTGAAGGTCTACGAGGCAAAGGCTGACTATGATATGCTGGCGCTGAAGCTCAAGGCATGGAACGCGCAGCGCAAGCAGGGGTTGCGGGACTTTGCCGAGCAGGCGCTGACGGAAGCCGAGGCCGTCAAGTGGGTCGACAAGGTTATGGGGATCCAGTACCAGCGCGAGACGATGGAGCGGAACATCCGGGATATCGCGCGGAAGGGCAAGGTCTCTGACGAGAAGGCAAACGAATTCATCAACAAGTATTTCTGGCCCGTGCATGAGAACGAGAGCAAACGCAAGAATTACCTCGTGCAGCAGCAGAATAGGATCAAGGCGCTGAAGCTCGACCGGCAGGTACGGAAGGGAAATCTGGTATCCGAGAGCTATGCGGTGCAGTGGCTGGGCGAGGCGGAATTCAACCGGGACTATCTCAAGCAGCATCCGCGTGTCGAAAGGCGCGGGGGGATGACGTTTGACGAGTGGAACGCGGCCATTCAGGAATTCGAGAAGCAGAACCCAAATCTGGATCTCGGCAAGGTGCGGGCAGCCGTGAAGGTTTTCCATGAGGTCTACGACAAGCTGTTCCAGGATATGAATCGGGTGCGCATTGAGAATGGATATGAGCCGGTCAATTATCTGCAGGGATATTTCCCACACTTCCAGGAGAACGAGGAAGGCGGCAGCATTCTGCAGAAGTTCGCAAGGGCGGCCGGGATCGAGGGCGATGTGTCGCCGCTGCCTGCGACGATCAACGGCCTCACGGCAAACTTCAAACCTGGCATCCGGTACATGGCGAATATCCAGAACCGACTCGGCTACGCGACGGCGTATGACGCGCTGCAGGGCTTCGACCGGTACATCGAGGTCGCGACGGACGTGATCTTCCACACGGCGGACATTCAGCGGCTGCGGGCGCTGGCAACGCAGATCCGGTATCGGGCGTCGGACGAGGGCCTGAAACAGCGGATCGATGCGATCATGATGAACCCGTTCCTCAACCCGGACGAAGCCAACGAGCAGGTTGCAAACCTGACGAAGAACGGACGGTATGGGCTTTCCAACTTCGTGGATGAGCTGGACGAATACACGAACCTGCTGGCGGGAAAAAAGTCGCGGCTCGACCGGGGCATGGAAAAGCTCATGGGGCGAAAGTTCTACAACGTCATGAAGAAGTTTGAGTCCCGCGTGGGCGCGAACATGGTCGCGGCAAACGTGGGCTCGGCACTCACAAACGTCATCCCGATTACGCAGGCGTGGAGCCAGGTGTCGACGGCGGACGTGCTGCGCGGCATGTGGGATACGCTGAAAAACTACAAGACGGCGGACGGGCTGGATTCTGCGTCGACGTTCATCAACAACCGCAGCGGTTACAGGCGGCTGGCCATGAGCACGATGGATAAAGTCTCCGCCGGTGCAGGCTGGATGATGGAATCCATCGACACGTTTACGACGGGGAGCGTCGTCCGTGCGCGGTATTACCAGAACCTGCGGCGGGGCATGAGCGAGATGAGCGCGATGCAGGAGGCGGACCAGTTTGCATCCGGCGTGATGGCAGACCGCAGCAAAGGCTCGACGCCGACGCTGTACTCTGCGCGGAACCCGCTGGTGAAGCTGTTCACGCAGTTCCAACTGGAGGTCAACAATGAGCTCAGCTGGATATTCAAGGATATGGCGCAGGAGGAGCGGAAGAAGGGCGTGGCGGCACTGGCGAAGGCCATGTTCAAATTCCTCATCGGCGCGTGGATCTACAATGAGTTCTACGAGAGCATTGTGGGCAGGCGCGCGGCGCTGGATCCGCTGGATATCATCAATGATACGGTCGGAGATTTCACGGGGTATCAGCTGCCGAACACGGTGCAGGCGGCGGTATCCGGGAAATGGGACTTCACGAAGGAGAAGCCGGGCACGTATCAGGCGATCAAGAACCTTGAGGGGAACATCATTTCTGAGTTCCCGGGCACGCAGGCGCTGACGATCCTCGGTGTGGATGAAGCGCTTGGGCTGGACATTGACAGCGGCAGGATCGCCGTGGCGTCGGCCATCCCGAACCTCGGAAACATCGAGAAGGCGCTGCTGGCAAAGAACGAGGACATGGCGCCTGCGAAGAAGGCACAGACCATCGGAAACGAGCTTATGAAGCCGGGCCTGTATTTGGCGACGCCGTTCGGCGGCGGGCAGATCCGAAAGGCGTATCAGGGCGCGACGGCGGCGGCTCGCGGCGGCAGCTATACGGTAGACAACGAGGGACGCGACATCTTACAGTATCCCGTGTATAACGACAATCCCGCTGACCGGGCCAAGAGCTGGGCGCAGGCGCTGCTGTTCGGCAAGACGGCGACGGAGGAGGCGCAGAGCTGGGTGGAGAGCGGGTTCAAGTCGCTGTCCGCAAAGGAGACGGCGGCGTATCAGATCATGACGCAGGGCGGCGTGAACCAGAGGGAGAGCTTCGCGTTCGTAAATGCCATGAAGAAGGTGCAGGAAACGGAAGCGAGACTTGCGACGCTGTTTGCTTATGAGATCCCGCAAAACGCGAAAACGGCGTATTATTACGCTGTCATGGCGAAGGACGCGGAACGGGAGAAGATGGACACGCTTTCGGAGAACGGCGTCGGGTATGACGCGTATATGCAGTACAAGCAGGCGTACTTCAAGGCGTTCGGAACGCAGAGCGCGTCGCAGGAGCGGGTACAGACGATCCTGGACGGGATGAACCTGACAAAGGAACAGAAGGCTGCAATATGGGCGGCTATGGGGAAAGACTGGAAGGAGGAGAACAACCCATACAAATAAGCGCAAAAGGCCGGGGCGAAAGCCCCGGCCTTGGTGTTTTCGTATGAAATTACTGCGCTTTTTCCAGCTCCGCAAGGCGCTGGCTGTGCAGGTGAACGACGGATTTCAGGAAGGAAACCTCTTCTTCAAGCTCTTCGACGCGGCTCTTCGGCGCGAGGGTATCGAGAAGAGACTGCTGGCCTTCGATCAGGAGGTCCAGCTTTTTCATGACGCTGCTCTCGATGATGACGCGGGTATTCGCGGCGGACTGCTTAAGCATGTCGTCTTTGGCCTGGTCGATCATGGATTGGATTTTCTCAATATCTTTTTCGTCGAGCATGGGGAAGCCTCCTTGTATTTGATGGAACCAGTATAGCACCGGCGGGCGGGAATGGCAAGCGGAAAGTGCTGCGTGCGTGGGGTGAATCCGGCGGCTGGGTCTGCTACACTGGATGAAAAGGAGGGATGCGGCATGGCGACGCCAATTCCGGGGGCTTATCCGAGCCCGAGGATCGACAAAGGGGTGCTGCGGTGGTACGAAGGGGACACGTTCTCGATCGTGCTGCGGTTCGACCTGAAGGACCAGGACGGCGAGGCCGTCACGATCGGGACGACGGACAGCATGGCGGTCGTGTTTCTGGACGATACGCGGCAGACCGTCCACACGTTCAGCTTTGCGAAGGTGGAGAATGAGCAGGTCACGCTGAACTTCGACGCGACGATCACGGAAAAATTCACGAAGGGAAAGTACACCTACGATATCCGGTACACGCACGGCGACAAGACGACGCTGGCGAGCGGGAACCGGCGGGCTGATCTCCCGCGGGGTGAAGGCCGTGGAGGTTACGGACGCGGGGAAGCTGATTTTCACGCTGACGGACGGCAGCACGGTCGACCTTGGATCTGTCATGGGCCCGCAGGGGCCGAAGGGCGAGACGGGACCGGCGGGGCCGCAGGGGCAGACAGGACCTGCCGGCGCACAGGGTGAGACCGGCGAGGCGGGCGCGAGCATCACGTCGATCACGAAGAAATCGCAGAGCGGGACGACGGCGACGTACACGATCGCGCTTTCGGACGGGAAGACATTTGACTTTAACGTCGAGACCGTCAAGGGCGAGAAGGGCGACAAAGGCGATAAGGGGGAGACCGGCGCGACCGGCCCGAAGGGAGAGACCGGCGAGCGGGGACCGCAGGGCGAGACCGGCCCCAAGGGTGATCCCGGCGAAAAGGGCGACACAGGCGCGACCGGAGCGACCGGCCCGAAGGGAGACCCGGGCCAGACCGGCCCGCAGGGTGAGACCGGCCAGACCGGCCCGGCAGGTCCGCAGGGGCCGAAGGGCGACACGGGAACGGGATTTACCGTCAAGGGCTATTACGGCTCGGTCTCCGCGCTGCAGGCGTCGGTCAAGAATCCGGAGGTCGGAGACGCCTACGGCGTGGGCGCGGCTGCACCTTATGACATTTACATCTACGACGGCGTGACGAATGCGTGGGTCAACAACGGACCGCTGCAGGGCGCGAAGGGCGACAAGGGAGATCCGGGCGAACAGGGGCCGAAGGGCGAACCGGGCGACACCGGCCCGGCGGGCGCCAGCGGAACGGACGGCATAACCCCGAGCATCGGCAAGAACGGGAACTGGTATCTCGGGACGACCGACACGGGGAAGCCATCGCGCGGCGAGAAGGGCAGCACCGGCGACACCGGCCCGCAGGGGCCGAAGGGAGAAACCGGCGATACCGGCCCGCAGGGGCCGGCTGGTGCGGACGGAACTCCGGGCAAGGACGGCGCCGACGGCGTCACCCCGGCGATCGGCGCGAACGGCAACTGGTATCTGGGCGAGACCGACACCGGCAAGCCGTCCCGCGGCGCGAAGGGAGACAAGGGCGACCCCGGCGCAGACGGCGCGCCCGGCCAGACCGGCCCGCAGGGAGAACCGGGAGACCCAGGCGAGACCGGTCCGCAGGGGCCGAAGGGCGAACCCGGCGATACCGGCCCACAGGGCCCGCAGGGGCCAGCGGGCAAGACGCCGGTCAAGGGCACGGATTACTTTACGGCGGCGGATAAGGCCGCGCTGGTGCAGGACGTGCTTGCCGCGCTGCCAGAATGGACAGGAGGAAACTACTGATGGCATTGGATAAAGCAGTAGATTCCGCGCAGCTGAACGCCGACCTGACGGCGGTTGCGGACGCCATCCGCACGAAGGGCGGCACGTCCGCACAGCTTGCGTTCCCGGATGGGTTCGTGAGCGCGGTGCAGGCCATCAAGGGCGCGCCCGACTTGCAGATTGTCGTCACAACCAGCGCGGGCGCAACAGTTACAGCTACAAAAGGTAGCAAGACGGTTTCTGGGACGGCGGATGCGAGTGGAAACTGCACGTTGATAGTCGACGAGGTTGGAACATGGACGGTAACAGCAGCGACAGCAAGCACAACAAAGACGGCAGATGTTGTGGTTGGGACAGCTAATGTCGATTTGGTCATGATCGACCCCGTGTTCGGAAATAACAGCTGGGCTGCAATTATTAAGGCCTGTCAAGAGAAACAAGTTCCCAACACATGGAACGTCGGCGACAGCTGCAACATGACGATCAACAACAAGACCTACGCGATCGACATCATCGGCAAGAACCACGACGATTATGCCGACGGCTCGGGCAAGGCTCCGCTGACATTCCAGATGCACACGACCTACGCGACGCAGTATAAGATGAACGGCGCAGAGAGCAATAGCTGTGGTTGGGTGAACTGTCTGGTGCGGACGTCCACCGCATTCCCGGCACTGAAAAAGGTGATGCCGGCAGAGGTTGTAGCTGCATTTAAAGCCGTGACGAAGAAAACCTCGGCAGGCAGCGCCAGCTCGGCCATCGACACGACGGAGGACACGCTGTTCCTGCTGTCGGAGATCGAGGTCCAGGGCACGCGGACATACTCCTATGCGGGCGAGGGCACGCAGTACGAGTATTACAAGACGGCGGCCAACCGGAAGAAAAACCGTGCATGGTATTTGCGCTCGCCGAGACTCAACAACACCAGCTGCTTTGACAGAACGGGATGGAACGGTGAGGCGGACTGGAGCGTCGCGTCCGAGGTGGACGGCATCGCGGCGGCGTGGTGTTTCTAATCATGTAGATATGATCTTTAAGGTCATTCTGATAAACAAGCCGACGGGCGTTAAGGAGCTTCTATGAGTACGATTATCTATACCCTCATCACCGACCGAACGACAGCGGACGTCGCACGCGTGCACGAGTTGGCCGTGAAGGGCTACGCGGGCATGACGGCGGCGGAGCTGGCGGAGTGGCTGGCGGGGATGAAGGGCGCATACAACGACGTTGACCTAAACCGCGTCGGGACGGCGCTGAACTACCTCCGCGACCGCCTGACCGGCGTCTGCGGCAGGGATATCACGTGGCAGGCGAAGACAGAAAAGAGGTAAAAACATGGATGCTGGAACCATCACGATCATCTGCGCCGTCCTCGGCTCGTCCGCGCTGACGACGGTCATTCAGGCCATCGTCGGCACAGCGCAGAAGAAGAAAACACAGGCAGACTCCCAGGGCGACCATCTCGCCGAGATCGACAAAAAGCTCGGGAAAATGCAGGAGCATCAGGACGAGCAGTATCTGGCGATCCTCCGGCTGACCATCATGTCGGAGGAAATGCCAATGGCCGAGCGTCTGATCGCCGGGCAGAAATACGTCAAGCTGGGCGGCAACGGCGATGTAAAAAAGTTTTTGCACCAGCTAGAGAAGCAGTGTGAGCACAATGGAATTCAGTAAAAAGTGGCTGATTTGCAGCGCGCTCGTCAGCCTCGCGCTCATCATCGCCTGCGCGGCAGGCGCAGACCTGACGGAGATCACGCTTGCGGTGCTGGCTGAAACAACAGCTTCCAGCGGATTCTATCTCTGGAAGGCCAAGAACGAGAACCGCGCGAAGTACGCGCAGAAGTACATGGATAAATGGGCCGAGAAATACGGCCCGGAAGCGGCAGCACGCATCGCGGAGATCGTGCTGAAGGACTGAAAGGAGCATACATATGGAAAACATCAAGAAGCGGCTCGGCAATCTGCTGAGCGTCAAATCCATCGTCACGCTGGTGCTGACGGCGGTATTTGCGTACATGGCAGTCGCCGGGAAGATCTCGCAGGACTTTATGATGGTGTACACCGTCGTGATCGCGTTTTACTTTGGCACACAGAGCCAGAAAGCGCAGGACGCCATCGATGCGGCAAGCAAACCGCAGGAGGACGCGCAGAAATGAGCATCATGAAAGCCTCCGAGCTCGTCAGGCGGCACATCGACGTTGCAAAGAATTACAAAACCGTGTACATGTGGGGCTGCTTCGGCTCTCCGGTCACGGATGGGATCATCACTGAGAAGGCAAAGCAATACCCGGACTGGTACGACGCCGCAAAGCAGGCAAGATTCCGCGGGCTGATCGGAAAGGGCTACTTTGGCTTTGACTGCGTGAATCTCACAAAGGGGATCCTGTGGGGCTGGAACGGCAACAAGAATGCTTACCACGGAGGCGCACGCTACGCTGGAAACGCTGTCCCGGATGTCTCTGCCGACGGCATGATCGCCAAGTGCAGGGACGTATCCGCGTCCGGCTGGGATAAGCTCGTTCCCGGCGAGGGCCTGTGGATGCCCGGCCACTGGGGCCTGTACATCGGAGACGGCTTGGCCGTTGAGTGTACGCCCATTTGGGATAATGGCGTGCAGATCACCGGCGTCGGCAACATCGGCGTAAAGGGCGGCTACAACAGCCGTGTATGGAAGAAGCACGGCAAGCTCCCGTGGGTGGACTACGACACGGAAACCGTCGACAAGGCCGTCGAGGACGCCAAGAAGACCATCAAGGCAAAGGCAGGACTTGCGGACAACACGATCAAATATCTCGCCGACTACAAGTACGGCGATGATCTCCTGAAAAAACTGGCTGCTGCCATGAGATAAAACCTGCCTGGACGGCGGGCCGAAGGGAGTGACAGCAAATAACTGCGCGGCTGGCTCTGCCGAAGGAGCTGGAACACCTCACGCGCAGCGACTGGGAGCGCGTCACTGACGAGGGCTTATTGGATGAAATCGATCAGCAGATTGTGAATCTTTATATCGTGCGCAGACTCCCGCAGATGGACGCCGCCGCCGAGATCGGCGTCGACCGCAAAACCATCTCCCGCCGCCTGCCGCACATCTACAATATCGCCCGCCGTCTGGTAGGGAAAACGGACAAAGAGAAAGCGCCATGAGCAACGGCTCATGGCGCTTTTTCTATGTTCCGGGATTGGCTTTCGGACGATAGTTCGGGTTATACGATCTGCATGCGCGCTCCAGCGCGCGGAAGTCGCAGGAGATCTTACAGATGAAGCTGCTCTTTCCATTGACGACATCGTAGTATGTACGATTGGCATGATCCAGAATGGCAAGCTTCTGACGGTTGCAATGCTCGATCTGGTTCAGGAGCAGGTTGCGATACTTCACATCCGGCTCTGCGGAAATGTCGTATTCAAGGATCGCAGAATCAGGAACAGGGACCATGTTGTTGAAGCCGAGAAGACCGAGGCGTCCACCGTCAAGCTTCAGGATGTGCTTGCCGGGCTTTAGATTGGCATGGTTTGGCTTCGGGGATTCCATGGGGACGAAATAGCGGAAGCTTCCGACAGTGAGAACAACGCCGACATAGGGGCGACGCTGGCCCTTGTTGAACGGGACACGGAAGTCACGGGAATGGAGGAAGGAAATATAGCGCTCACTGATGTGGCAGATAAAAAGATTCTCCAAGATTCGACCTTTCCGGGAAAGAAAAAGCGAGACTGCAGAAGTCTCGCTTTTAGTTGCCCATGATTTTTTAAGCCCCTACTTAACGGCAAGGGATTTCCGCTTTTTTGGCTCCCTACTTGACGGCAAGGGATTTCCGCTTTTTTAGCTCCCTATTTAACGGCAAGGGATCTCCGCTTTCATGGGCAGATGATGAACGGCGACGTTCAATCTCTGTAGATTCCTGAAATGGTTGTGCCGCGGATCGTGCGGTGCCAGATTTCAGGATTCTTTCGCGGATCTCTCCGCACCCCTAGTATAAACTCAAAAATGTGTAGAAGTCAAGAGGGGTACTGGGAAAATTTTTAAGAGGAAAGCATGTCCCACAAATGGTACACAGATGTCCCGGAACTGTCCCCCATAAAAACCGGGAAAGCGGCAGAATGAGAGTAGGAGCTGGCCAGCTTACTACTTTTACCGGAGGATTTTTTTATGGAATACGCAAGCAAGGGACTCGCGGGGACTGCGCTGGGCTTTGGCATCGGCGGCGCCGCGATGAGTCTGGCAAACGGCGGGCTCGGCAATCTGCTGGGCGGCCTCGGACAGAACAACCGGGCGGCTGCCGCAGAAGTGACGGCGGCTGCGGCAACGCCCGCCATGGCAGCGCTGGCCGCTGCGCTGGCTTCGCGCCAGCAGGAGCCGACGTGCAGCGAGAACATGCCGGTCACGCGCTACGATCTCGACCGGGAGCAGAAGCTGGCCGCGAAGGACAGCGAGATCGCGCTGCTCAAGGCCAACACGTACAACGACGGCAAGATGCTGGAGGTGTACGGTTATATCGATGGGCAGCTCAAGGACGTCCGTGAGGCGCTGTGCAAGCAGGCCGTCCACAACCAGCGCACCGAGGACAGCTTCACGCTGGTCAAGCAGGACGTCGAGTCTGTCCGCAAGGAAGCGCTTGACGCGGTCAAGATGGAGGCCGAGCGCCGCTGCTGCGGTGACAACTCCATTGTCACCTACGTCAACGCGACCTTTTATCCAAAGCAGGTCGCCGACGTCACCACGGGCACCGCGACCACGGCGCAGACTCTCTACAACCCGATCCAGCGCTGCTGCAACAAATAAGCAAACGGGGCGGCAATCGCCGCCCCATCCTTAAAGGAGGGAAACTGCAATGACAGTGACGATAGATCAGGCCATGCGCGGAATTTTGCGCTTTTTTGATACAGTAGCATCCCCACATATGGACGAGGTGCGGTCCTTTGTGGCAGGCGTTGGGTTGTCTTTGCTGGCAGACGGCAGCAAAGAGCAACTGCTTGTACTGAGAGATAACCCGTGGGTCAAAGCAATGCAAATTATGGATGAGCACGGGGATATTGACATTGACAGGCTCTATAATAAGGCAAGACCTCGGCTCGATGGACGAAAACTCCCGATAAGGATTCCGTTTATCGGCAAACTAACTTTTGTTGCGGACGATATTGACAGTCTATACAAGTACATTCAGGAGGCATGATATGCAGGAATATATTGAAAAACTCCATAAGGAGTTGCATGAGATCATGGAACGTCCGGTGACGCTGGGGCGCGCGGAGGAAGTTATGGTGTATGCGGATACTATCTGCGCGCTGCATAAGCTAGGTGACGACCATTTTCGTGAGTCCACGAAAATGATGGAATTTACCGAGGACGACGCAAAAGCGTGGAAGGCCCGCATGAAGAACGCCGACGGCTCGACCGGCCCGCACTGGACGATGGAACAGACGACGGCCGTGGCCGAGAGCATGGGCATTCAGGCGCCTGTGGTCCCGCGCTGGGCGTGGGGCGTGACCATGAACATGATGTACTCGGATTACTACCCCGTCGCCGTAGAGTTCGGACTCAACCGCCCGGAGTTCTACGCCGCGCTGGCAAAAGCGTTTCTGCTCGATAAAGACGGCCCGGGGCCGGAACAGAAGCTCATGGCGTATTATGAGCATATCGCAAAATAAAGAAATCCCTCCTGTCACCAGGAGGGATTTCAGCTTGCTATAGAATCTATATTTAGATGGGATTCATTCATGCGTACCGAATAAATGTATAACCATCAATCCGCGAGGGGGTAGAGGGTGACGTGCATGTCGCTGCCGGATTTGGTGTAGGATTTGGTCTGTTTATGGTAGAGGACCTTCTGCAGGACAGTTTTCAGGAGGGCGTTTCTCTCCTGCGGGGATGCGGCGAGCGGGTAGGTCTCGAGGACGCGGCGGACAGCGGGGGCCAGACGGGCGCGGGCATGTCTGGCACGGGCCAGCTCATGGATCGTGGTCTGGCTAGCCTCGATGCGGTCGACGATGGTCTGCTTGTCGGCGGCGAGCGCCTGCGAGCGCTGCAGGAAGATCTCAGGCGTATAGACGCCGGTCTCGACCAGCTCATACGCGCGGGCCTCCTGCGCCTCCAGCTTGGCAAGCTGCTTGCGGTCGGCGGCGATCGAGGACTCGAGCGCGGTGCGCATGGGCGTGTCATCTGGCGCAGAGGCATCACCGAGCTCCAGCTCACGCAGCCAGCCACGCAGAGCATCCAGCACGGCGTCCTCCACATCATCATACCACGCGCTGACGGTCGTGCAGCCGTAGGAGGGACAAAGGAGCGTATCACGCCGGCCGCCGGAAGACGGGCGGCGCACCATCACGCGGCCGCACTGGTCGCAGCGGACGAGCCCGGCGAGGCTCGTCACGGTCCCCCATGCGCCCTTGCCGCGCGGGCTGGCGCTGGAATAGCTCAAAGCGACGGCTTTGTCGTACTGCTCCTGCGAGATCAGGCCGTCGTGCAGCCCTTTATAAAGCTTCAGATCCTCCTGCCGGGTGCGGGGGCGACTGACGACGACAGCGCCGTCGACAATGCGCTTCGTCTCCGGTCGGCCACCGGATTTGATCCAGCCCGCATTTGCCGGATTGCGCAGGATATCCAGCACAGAGTCCGCGCGCCAGAGGCTGCCGGAGTTGGTCGGGACGCCGAGGCTGTTCAGCCGCGTGGAGATCGCCTTCGCGCCGATGCGCGCGCAGCCCTCGCCGGTGTACCAGTTGTAGATCTGCTGCAGGACGGGGGCCTGCTCCGGGTGCGGGACGAGCTTGTAACCCTTGTCATTCGGCAGCTTCTCACGCGACCAGCCGAAGGGCGTCTTGCCGGAGATCCACTTGCCTTCGCGTAAAGAAGCCTCCTTGCCGCGCGACAGGCGGCGCTTGATGGTGTTGTACTCCCGCCGCGACATAAAAAGGCCGAATTCGAAGTACTCCTCATCCATCTCATTGTTTGGATCATAGATCTTGTTCGGCGTGATGATCTTCGTGTTGGAATACTTGAAGGTCTGGGCAATAATGCCCTGGTCGATGGTGTCGCCGCGCGCCAGACGCTCGACCTCCATGACGATGACGCCCGCATAGTTGCCGGTCTCGACGAGCTGCAGGACCTTCTGCACCTCCGGCCGGACGGCAATGGAGTCGCCGGTCACGACTTCCTCGCAGATCTCCACGACGTTCAGCCAGCGGCTTTCGGACAGCGACAAAAGCGCGGCCCGGTGCCGTTTGAGCGTGTCGGTCTGGCCGAGGGCTTCGGCCTCCATGTCCTTCCGGGACTTGCGCAGGTAAATGATGTACTGCGCGAGCGGGTCGGCGATTTTCCAGGTAGATGTAAATTTCATAAGCAGATTCTCGCCACAAGGGCAAAAGGTTATACGGATACCGCTCCGGCGCTGGGCCGGGGCGGTTTTATTCATGTGCGGATCCAGCCGATTGATGGGATGAGCACGTCGGCCACAAGCGCAAGGGCACACAGCAAAAGAATACCCAAGAGGATGAGCGTCACAAGTCGGTGCATGCGCAGGGACTTCTGCTGCTGGGCAAGCTGCGCACGAAGGGCCACGGTCTCGGCACGGAGTTTTTCAGCATCGGGAGGCTCGGAAGACTCGGCAGGCTCATCATGCGGAATGCCGAAATACTCATCCATAGAAACGCCCATCTCCCGGCAGATCGGGCCGACCGTGTAAACAGACGGATTTTTGATGTCGCCGCGAAAGAACTGGGAGACGGTGCCGACGGAAAGGTCGGTATTTTCGGCGACGTCCTGGTTTGTTTTGTGCGGAGTGATCGTCTGCTTCTGCTCACGGCATAAATCAGATAATTTTTCCTTCAAAACATGTCATTCCCCCCAAAAAAGCAAGACGTCTGACTGCAAAAAGCAACTGTCATATCTTTACAAGTCTACCGTGGACAGGCTACCCTAAAGTTACAGACGGCTCCCGGTCGCCTGCGCAAGCAAAAGCCCGCGCCGTTGTTCGGCCAGCGGCGCGGGCAACGCCTACCTATATCTTACAACTTTTGGGAGGCGCGAACAAGAGGCAAAGATTAACAAAAAATGAACGCGGTTTTTGTGGAGAAATGGAGATGGAGATGGAAAAGACGATGGAACGGATTGAAAACATTTTAGAGCGGGCCACACTGGATCAGCTGAAAATCATCCTGCGATTCCTGCGGAACATCATAAAATAAGCGCCGGAACGGGAAACCGTTCCGGCGGGGATTATTCAGAAAGGGCTTCTTCCATGCTGACAGTGGGCATAGTCAAGTTTCCGTCCGAGACTGGATAAAGCGTATACTCATAATAGAGTGTCTGCGAAAATTCAATTTCGCGATCAACCTGGCAACGGGTATCTTCCCCGAAAAGATAGTCGGGACCGTACCAGTCGTCGCCAAATGTAAAATAAATGTCCAGTGTCCCGTTTGGGCAGTAGGTATCAACGGTCTCGCCGGCGCGGACGAAAAAACGATCCAGAATTTTACCAGTCGATGACCGCTTGATGATTACAAAGCAGTTCGAAGTAGATGGCGCATGGACACATATAGAAGACAATGCACCTTGGGAAAAATCGTAGGTTGGATAATGTCTGCCGTTTCTAGGAAGGGATAATTTCTCGGGTTGCGGATCCGGTGCTGGCTCCGGAACCGCAGCGGCAGGAGCTGATGCAGGCTCGACCGTAGGAGGTGAGACCGCAGCGGAAACCGTGGCGGTATTTTGAATGGAATGCGTCGCGGATACTGCGACGATGATAGCGATAACGGCGATTACAGCAGCGACGACCGCAACCCAATATGCAGTACGGTTAGACTGCGAGGGCGCTTTAGGCTCCGGAGCCGGGACGGATGGAGAGGGAGACGCATCAGGCTTGACGAGATCATCCGCGAAAGCCAAGATAGAATGCGCAATGCGGAGGACAGAATGCCGGTACTTATCAAACCATTCATCGCACGGAATATCATAGACTGTATCAAAGGCTAGATACAACGAATGATCGAGACTGCTTTCGAACGAACGGCTGCCATCATAGCACTTAACAAAGTCAGTGGCGCAAGTAAAGAACAAGTCCATTATGGCGGAAGGACGCTGAGTGAAGAGACGAGCTGCAACACAATCGCAAAAATCATTAGCAATGTCAGAATCCGGGGGGAGCGAAGTAAAGGACAGCGGAACGAAGAATGCGGCAGAAAGAATAGGCATTGAGTTTGGGACGACGGGATCCTTGCTGATCTCGTCCTCGATCTTGTGGATGCAATAAAAAACGTAGCCACATAGCGTCATTGCTTTCGAGTAGGTAGATTCGGGCATAAAAAATACCACCCTCTTCCAAGATACAAAAAATCCTGGGAACGGTCAAGCGTTCCCAGGATTTTTTGTATCTTTCGACGAAGGTTTTTTTTGTAATTCCTCGACGAAGGATTCGATTGCTGCCCAATTTTCCGGCGGCAGCGCCATCAGGAGGGAGATGAAGCGTTTCCGGAAGGAGTCGTCCGCGTCGGACATAATATCCGTGACCAGCAGGGCCAGTTCTTCATTTGCGCTGCGCTGGACGTACATTTCTCCGACACCGTCCTCCAACCAGGCCAGAGACACGTTGAATTCCCGGCAGATGTCGGAGATCGTGCGGTCACTGGGCGTTTTCGCGCCAGAACAAACGGCAGATACGAACGGCTGACTTAAATTGATGGTTTCGGCAAATTTCGTTTTTGTGATGCCAAGGTCTTTGATTAGATAAGCAATTCGCTCGTTGATTGTGCTCATTTTTTCACCACCTTCTAGGCACAAGGTAACACACCAGAAATGAAATGTCAAGAAAAAATATAACCCAGAACTAAAATAATGCTTGACAACGGTTCGTAGTTATGCTAACGTATAACCAAGAAATAAACCAAGCGAGGTGAGATCAATGTCAGAGGAGCAGAAGCAGCAGGCCGAGAAGATCTCGGCGGAAATCAACAAGCTTACGCCGGAAATGCGTGAGAAGGCGCTGATCTTTATGCAGGGCATGGCTGCTATGGTGCAGCCGAAGAGCGAGAAGAAAGAACAGCCAGCGTAAATCTGCAAAATATGGAAAAACTAACGCCGGAAGGAGGCTGAACTATGAGAAAGCCGTATGACCCGATCGCGGACGAAGAGCCGCACATCGTGGCCGAGTATCATTTCCCAAACTGCACGGCGTATATCGCCGACAACTACCTGCGCCGGCTGACGCCGGAGCAGAAGGAGGCCAACCGGCAGGCTGCCCGCCGCGTGGCGTGGCAGATCCTCGAGCGGGCCGCAGCCGAAGGGCGTCTGCCAGCGGCCAGCAATTAAACGCGCCGCAAGGCGCGTACATAGGAGTCGATATTATGGCAAACGTCAAGACCTACACCCTGACGCTGGATGCGCAGGAGCTGCGGGACGTGATCGAGGCGGCGCTGGTGTGTGAGTGCCAGAACGCCGAGGACGCCCGCGCCATGCAGCGCAAGGGCTACGATCTCGAGGCACAGAAGCTGCATTGCATGAACGCCCGGCTGATGCGGGTGGTCAAGAGAATACAGGAGACGGAGGCGAAGGCATGAAAAAGCTGATTCTGACAACGGCTGAATGGCTGTATCTCAAGTGGATACTCGAAAGGAACATGATCCGGATGGATGCGGATGCGTTCCGTCTCAAAGAGGGAGAGCCGGGCAGCGAAGCAAGGCGGGAAGCCATTGGGAAAGAGCTCGAGAGCATTGAGAAGGAGCGCAGGAATATCGAGTTGGTGCTGGAAAAGATCAAGGCGGCGGACAGCGTACAGGACGGAACGGAGGAGAAGAAATGAGAACCAATCTTGCGGAGCGGCTCGGGTATGAGCCGGAGGAAGAGACCAGGGAGCGGCAGGAGCGGCTGCTGGAGGAGCTGCGGTACCGGGAGGCCATGCGGCGGGTGGTGAAGACCTGCTGCGTGTGGTTGGGAGGCGCGGCCTTTGTGCTGGCGGTGATCGCCGGGTACGCAGAGATGGCCGACGCCTGCGTCGCGACCGGCGCGATCGCGCTGGGCCTGACGACCTACGGGATCCTGTGATGGACGAACCGAAGATCCCGGTCGAGCTCCGGCCGGATCAGCTGGCAGACATCATCGACGCCGTCCTGGCTTTTGCCGATGACTGTGCCAACGACCGGGAGATCCTGCAGAGCATGCCGCGCGTCGACCGAGACACGGTCGAAGACCTGCTGCAGCGCGAGACGGCGCTGCAAACGCTCGCGGCATGGCTGCAGCACGTACAGGAGGAAGCGGAGTGAATTATTTTGCGCCGCGCATGCGGCCCATCCCGCCGCCCTGCGGCCGGAACTGCCCGGACCGAAGCGGCACATGCCGCGTCGGGTGCTGCACATGGACGCTCTACGAGAGCATCCGGAACCACATCTACGACGTAAACCACCGCGACAGGGACAGCCTGCAGCCCGATCTTGCAGCGGGAAAGCAGATGGTCCATGCCGACAACCAGATAAGGAGGCGCAAACACATTGCGAAATAGCATCGACTACCCCGGCGAGCGGGCGCCGCGGCGCCCCGCCGTGATCGCCCAGGCCGGATACACCGGCCAGAACCACTTTTCCGTTACATATGGAGACCAGAAACTAACCGTCCGCGCCGAGGACGGCTATGCGGCCCTTTTTACCGCCGCCAAGCACTGGGGCTATAAATTCACCCGTCCGGAGTACCATCAGAACGCCCGTGCGACCAAGCTCCACTACACGCCGGACACCCGGCCGGGGGCGCTGGTATGAACAAAGATGTGATGTTTTCCAGCGCGACGGATTTGTGGGAAACGCCGCAGAGCTTTTTTGACGCGCTGAACGAAGAATTTGGCTTTGAAACGGACGTCTGCGCGCTGCCGGAGAATGCAAAATGCGCGCGGTATTTTACACCGGAGGACAACGGCCTTGCTCAGACGTGGACGGGCGTCTGCTGGTGTAACCCGCCGTATGGGCGGGAGATCGGGAAATGGGTGCAGAAAGCAGCAATGTCCGCCAACAAAAATGGGGCAACCGTTGTCATGCTGCTGCCCGCGCGGACGGATACAAAGTGGTTTCATCGATACATATACGGAAAGGCGGAAATCCGCTTTATCGCCGGTCGGCTGAAATTCGGCGGCGGCAAGCACAACGCGCCGTTTCCAAGCATGGTTGTGGTATTCGGGCAGGAGAATAAGACATGAGATTTGTCTGTGACTGCTGCCACGATCTGACGAACATCGAGGCCGACAGGATGGAGATCCAGGGCGACAAGCTGATGGTGTACAGCCGCGGCGCCATGCTGGAATGGGCGTGGTGCCAGTACGTTGGGAAACAGACCTGTTTCGACCTGGCGGCGTTTGGAGGTGCAAAAGCGGAATGAAATGGCATATTGCAAGTGTCAGCTGGGGCAAGGACAGCCTGGCCATGCTCCTAATGCTGATTGCCAAGGGCCACCCGCTGAATGAGGTGGTTTTCTACGATACCGGAATGGAGTTTGAGGCGATTTACCACACACGGGATCAAATGCTACCCCGCCTGGAGCAGCTGGGGATCAAGTACACCAGACTGGAGCCGGAAAACCCGTTCCTGTTTGATATGCTGGAAAGGCCGGTTTGCAGTAAGCAGAAAGGCACACACCAAGGTTATGGCTGGTGTGGCGGCCTCTGCCGCTGGGGAACCACGGGGAAGCTGAAAGCCATAGACAGGTACGCGGAGGCGCGGGACGCTATGGTTTACGTTGGCATAGCTGCCGACGAAACGCCGCGACTGGAAAAAGAACGGAAGCCGTATAAACTGCACCCGCTGGCGGAGTGGGGCATGCCGGAAGCCGACGCCATGGCATATTGCTATGAAAACGGGTTTTCGTGGCTGGAGGGCACGATCCGCCTTTATGACGTGCTGGACCGTGTTTCGTGCTGGTGCTGCTGCAACAAGAACCTGCGGGAACTGCGGAATATGTATATTTACCTGCCGGAATACTGGGAGCGCCTGAAAGACCTGCAACGGAAAATAGACAGGCCAATGAAAGGCTATTACAAAGGCAAGCCGCGCGGCGTGTTTGAACTGGAACAACGGTTCCGCGCAGAATTGGAACAGGAGGCAAGAGCATGAGTAAAGCTGTTTTGATCAGCATTCGCCCGGAGTGGTGTGAGAAGATCATCAACGGGCAGAAGACGATCGAGGTGCGCAAGACGCGCCCAAAGATGGATACGCCGTTTAAGTGCTATATCTACAAATGCGGAAACGGAAAAGTCATCGGGGAATTTCTGTGCGATCAGATCATCAACATTAACGGTGCGGGAAGGATCCCGTCGGATGCTGCGCGGCCAACCTGCCTAGAGCCTGCGGAGTTGCACCAGTATCTCGGAGCTGCCACCGGCTTCGGCTGGCACATCTCCAATCTCAAGATTTACGACACCCCGCGCGAACTGCGGGAATTTTACGCTGTGCCAAATGAGGTAGAGGTAGCGCTCAAGGCAAAACCCAAGCCGGTCACCCGCCCGCCGCAGAGCTGGCGGTATGTGGAGGAAGAGACATGGAACGACTGACTTATTTCAAAGACGGATACTGGCGGGTAAATTTCAGCGGAGTGCAGTACCAGGCGGATTTTGTTGATCGACTTGCAGCCTACGAGGACACGGGACTGTACCCGGAAAGCGTAGAGGCACTCAAACTGTCCATGATGGGCAAGGCAATTTCGGAGATCACGGAATTCGAAGGTTTGCCGATTGACCGCCTCCGCGAGCTTGCCGAGGCCGACAAGGACGGGCGCGTGGTCGTGCTGCCGTGCAAGGTGGGCGATACGGTGTGGATTGTAGGCACTGTGAGAAAATTGTATAGCGCAAAAGTTCGGACATTCTTCTGCGGGCATCCGTCCGCAGTGCGTGGGGACGATGTCGATGGACATATACACATGATTCGCACAACAGAGTGCGACATCCCGATGCAAGAATTCGGAAAAACCGTATTTCTGTCGCGCGCCGAAGCCGAGCGGGCGATTCAGGAAATGGAGGGCAAGGGATGAGCTTCAGTAAGAAAAAACGGGAAGCGGTCTATGCGAAGTATGACGGCCACTGTGCCTACTGCGGACGGTCTATCGATATCCGAGACATGCAGGTAGACCACTTCCGGCCGCTGCGAGCGTGGGATATTGAAGAAGCCGGAACAGATGATATTTCAAACCTCATGCCTGCCTGCCGGATGTGCAACCACTACAAGCGGGCAAACACGCTGGAGACATTCCGGCGCTATATCGAGGAGATCCCGCGCAAACTCAGGGAGAACTACATCTACAAGGTGGGAGTTGCCTACGGCAACGTTATCGAGCACGAGAAACCGATCAAGTTTTACTTTGAACAGATTGGAGGGCAAGAAGGATGGCAAAACGTAAAAACATGATGGATATGATGGACATGACGCCGGTCTGTGAGCGGTGTGGGAAGGTCGCGCCGGTGGACGAAAAGCTATCGACTCCGAACTGGACAGTTTACCGGACAAAAGAGCTGTGCGAATGCGGCGGGAAATACACGGCGCGTGCGTTTTTGGACGACAGCGTGCTTTCCTCGTGCGATAAGGAGGCCAACCATGCCTGACGAATACATCAGCCGCGAGGCGGCGCTGAAAGATTTTGAAGCCTGCAACGCGGAAAATCCGCGCTGGACGCCTCCGCGGGTAAAAACGCTCCTGCTGCGTCAGCCAGCCGCCGACGTTGCGGAGGTACACCACGCACACTGGGAAGAAGCGGACTGGCGCGAATATGACGCGCAGAGCGGGGAAACGATTCGCTTTCCTAAAGCGGCAATCGTATGCTCGGACTGCCGGAACGCTTTTAAGAAAGGAACTCTTCGGATTCAGAGTTTCTGCCCGGCCTGCGGCGCGCGGATGGACGGTGCAGCCGAATGAGCGGCCTGCGGTTTGAATCCATGGCGGACATGCCGCCGAGGATGCGGGAGGCTTACGCGCGGCAGATGCGCGACCTCTCAGGCGCTGCGGCGCCAGCTCCCATTCACAAGGGGAGCCATGGGAAGACGAAGTACGGCAGCCGGAAGGATACGCGCGGCGAGCTGCGCTTTGACAGCAAGAAGGAGGCGCGGCGGTATGACGAGCTGATGGTGATGCTGCGGGCCGGGATTATCTCCGACCTGCGGCTGCAGCCGCAGTTCACCTTGCAGGAGAGCTACATCACCGAAACCGGCGAGCGGATCCGCGCGATCCGGTACACGGCGGACTTTTCGTACAAATTCGGCGGCAAGCTCGTCGTCGAAGATGTGAAGTCCAAGCCGACGCGGACAAAGGAGTATTTGCGCAACCGCAAATTCATGCGGTCAAAATTCGGGATCGAGATCCAGGAGGTCTAACATGCCAGAAAAAAACGAGAGCAGCCCGCGCGAGGCATGCGGGCTGCCGAAGCAGGGCAATGCCTGTCCGTATGCAAAGCTCGCGCCGTATCTTTGCGCGCGGTGCGGCTGGAACCCGGAGGAGCACGCGCGGCGGCAGGCGCTGCCGCTGACCGAGAACGCCGACGGGCTGCGGCACAAGGATATCAGCCAGCCCGAGGACTAAGACCAGCAATCAGCCGGGGAACCATATTTTTTCGGACTTATGCCGCAGCCGCTCCGCCATGAGACGGCTGCGGGAGGATCACCCCGGCCTTGCACCCGGCCCGCGACACCTCAAGCCCGCGGGCCGGGGATAAAAAGCGCGTGTGGAACGTGCGCGCGGATGGGAACCGTCAACGTTACCCCACGCCGGGTGTAGGGATCGCCCGGCGGCATCGTGTTACCTCCTTATGGAAAGCTGCCTGAGCAGACAAGGGCAGCTCGTCTGCGGCGACAGGGGGACGCGCAGGCGCAGGCGGTGCAAGTCCGCTCTGCATAGGGGCCGGGAGACCGGCCCCTGACGAAAGGAGAATGGAAATGTCACACGTAGTCGATCTGACGGGCACGGACTTTGGATATTTGCACGTCATCGGGCGGGATACCAGCAAAAAAGGAGACACGGCACACTGGATCTGCCGGTGTAAATGCGGGACCGTCTGCAGCAAGGACGGCAGATACCTCCGGAACGGGCATGCAAAAAGCTGCGGCTGCTTCCGGAAAGAACGCGCGGCCACGCTCGTCACCAAGAGGGATCCAGCCAAAAAGCCAAAAGCCGAACCGAAGAAGAAAAAATTCGGCCGCGGCCCGCAGCGGGCAGGCTCCGGGATCTGCTACAACCCACTCTGCCCGACGCGCAACAACTACCGCGGCGCCTGGAGCTGCACCGAATGCCGCTTCTGCCCGGAACGCAAATTTGCCCGCCAGTCGAGGCGGGAGATCATCACAATTTAGAGGAAGATACATGCACGTGTATGGCGTGCGGGTACAAGGACTGACGCTGAACGGGGGGCCGGAATTTCCGGCCACGCTTTGAGCGGGCAGAAAAAACAAAGGAGGGCTACAGCATGCAATGGGAACAGGGATGCTTATTCGACGACAACCTGGAATACGATGCGTTCACGGAGAAATTCAAACCCAAAAAGACAACGGACGACTGCTACACGCCACCGCTTGTTTATGATGCGATCCGGGATTGGGCGTGCAGTGAATATGGGATTGACCCGGCCTGCATCGTGCGGCCATTCTATCCGGGTGGGGACTATGAGCGTTTTGACTATCCGGACGGCTGCGTCGTGCTGGACAACCCGCCTTTTTCGATTCTTTCAAAAATCTGCGAATTCTACATAGACAGAGGGATTGCGTTCTTTCTTTTTGCGCCATCGCTCACGGCGTTCTCCGGCCGATCAGTTGTGTTGAGGATGAACCATATCATTTGCGATGCAGACATCACGTATGAAAATGGCGCAGTCGTTCACACGGCGTTTGTAACAAGTTTTGGAGGAAACATCGCGCAGAGCGCCCCATCACTCGGAAGGGCAGTCGAGCGGGCGATGCGGCAGATAAAGTCGCAGACGAAACGGGAGTTGCCGAAATATACATATCCGGACCATGTGCTGACGGCAGCCATGCTGCAGAAATATGCGCACTACGGTGTAGAGTTTGCGGTTAAGCGCGAGGACTGCACGTACGTTACCAAACTGGATAGTCAGCGCGAGACGGGAAAGAGAATCTTTGGTGACGGACTGCTGCTGTCAAACCGAGCTGCCGCCGAGAAAGCTGCCGCCGAGAAAGCTGCCGCCGAGAAAGCCGCCGCTGAGAAAGCCGCCGCCGAGAAAGCCGCCGCCGAGAAAGCCGCCGCGCACGTCTGGGAGCTGTCTGAACGTGAAAAGGGCATCATTGCGAGCCTCGGGAAATAAACCGAGGCAGGAGGAGCTATGGTAAAGAGACACAAGCGCCGGAAGTTTTCCGGGAGGGTCTGCGAGCAGATCGTGTACACGGTGGCGGGCGGCACAGATCCGAAGACCAGCCGGCCGAAGAAGCCGCGGTTCCAGTCGCGGGAAGAGCAGGACGAATTCAACCGGA